TTAGCAGAGTGTGTTGTTGAAAACCACCCAGTTTATAAAGAAAGTCCTTTCCGTGAGGCTGTTCTACAACGGCCCGCGGATTTTAACCTAGAACATTTAATAGAACAATCGTTCGCCCTCTGTTCTGATGGCTTATACGAATTCAACGACGGTATCCACGAAGACTTCACAGATGAATCTGAATGCAAGACGGGTACATTACACTTATCAGCAAATGCAGCTGAAATCACAAACGTAAGATCCAAGGACGGCGTCTTAAAGAAAGGTGCTATCCGAGCGGTGGTCGTTAACCCTGACTTAGAAAAATTACATTACTTCTTTATACCAAAAGCTGTTGTAGAAACTATGATGACAACAAAAGAAGGCAAACCAAAAGTCAATCCTTCCTTATGGATTCGTTACAGTTCTAAGAAAAAACTATTTACATCCGTAGAAAAGTATGGTATAATAGAACACAATAATTTAAAAGACGTTGCTATGGAGAAAAACCAATGAGTAAAAAACCAACAAAAGAATCAGTGAATGTATTACAAGAATGCATTGACTTACAGTTGGCAAAATCTCGTGATTATCAGAATCCTAACAGCACAGTACTTCAAGCAGATTATTATCCTAATGGTATTACAACTATTCATGATATTATGCATGCGAAAATGCTTCGTATGAAATCTGTTATGGAAGCAATGCAAGGTGATGATTACGAACCCAACTTTGAATCTCTCGAAGATTCAGCCAAAGACCTAATCAATTATTCTAGTTTCTTTGTCGCGTATTGTCGTCAGATGATACCTGGCCAAAATCCTAGAGCTGATGTATTTAACAGGAGAATAACCGATGAGTAATATTATATTACCGTCTTCAGATGAAGACAAAAAGCGTATCCGTGGCTGCATGGAAGAAATGAGTAATTCATTTACAAGAATGGAATCAGAACGTGATTTTCAAAAAGAAGCAATCAATGCTTTGGCTGAAGAAGTACAGATTCCTAAATCAATCCTAAGGAAAACTGCAAGAGCTTTCCACAATCAAAATATGTCCGACCTAGTTGCTGAAGTGGAGGATATCGAAGCATTAATGGAATCAATCTAATGTTAAGAGTTTCTAATATTCAACAAATCATCATTGACAAATATCTTGATAAAGATTTTGTGATTGATAAAACCGGTGTAAAGACGATTGAAATTATTGGCGCAACCTTTATTGCTGACAAAGATTTCGTTATTCGTAAACCCGCGTATGAATATATCCAACGTGAATTAGAATGGTATAAATCGCAATCGTTATATGTTGATGATATTCCTGGTGGTGCACCACAGATTTGGAAAGATGTATCGTCTGACGAAGGTAAGATTAATTCAAACTATGGTTGGTGTATTTACTCTGAAGAGAATGGTAATCAATATTGTCACGTTCTTCGTGAATTGAGAAACAATCCAAACTCTCGTAGAGCAACAATGATTTATAATAGACCAAGTATGCATTTGGATTACAGCCGAGACGGTATGTCTGACTTTATGTGTACCTATGCGAATACCTTTTATATTCGCGACGGCAAACTTGATTCACATTACTTAATGCGTTCTAACGACGCAGTCTTCGGTTATAATAATGATTATGCTTGGGCAAGATATGTTCAAAATCAACTTGCTGAAGATCTTGGTATTGAAGTTGGTGATCTGATTTGGACAGCATCAAACTTCCATGTATACGAAAGACACTTCAACTTTATTGAGGAATTACTTGATGGAATCAAAATGGGATAAACGCTTTATGCGAGTTGCTCGAGAGATATCCTCTTGGAGCAAAGATCCTTCAAAACAAATAGGAGCGGTGGCAGTTAATTCTGACCGTCGCATCCTAGCAACTGGATATAATGGATTTCCACAAGGTATTGAAGATGCGCCTTATCGGTATGAAGATCGTAGTATTAAATATGATCTTGTAGTACATGCCGAAATGAATTGCATATATAATGCTACATATAACGGAATATCTCTCAAAGATGCAACCTTATATGTGTGGGGATTACCAGTTTGCCACGATTGTGCAAAAGGAATTATCCAGGTGGGCATAAATAGAATCGTAATGTCTGCTGATGATATACCAGAACAGTGGGCAGATTCATTTCATAAGTCAGCACAAATGTTTAGAGAAGCATTAGTTGACTTTGAATTTTTAAACGACGGTGTTCAATAAACTATTGACAAACACCAAGCTTTATGATATAATGGTATTTAATTTTTATAGGATTATAGTATGAAAGAAATTGTGACTGATTTAATTTATGGTATCGTATTCGTTGCGATAATTTGTGGAACCATCTTTGGGGCTGTAATGTTGATGGAAGCAATCAATATGACAAAAGATAGTATTCGTATTGCTCTTGCTGTTCCTTTATTCCTCTTTTTCTGTTATCACTTCGGTGGTCTAACAAGATCCATTCTAAATAAGAAATCATGAGTTTACACAAAAGAATAGTACTTGACTTTGACGACACGTTAGCATTTACATCAAACAGAGATTGGGAAAACGCAGAACCCAATATTGCTCTCATTGAAAAATGTAATGAATTGTATGAAGCAGGTTGGCAGGTAGATATTTTTACTGCTCGAGGTTCTATTTCTTGTAGGAGTAGAGTCGAAGCAGAAAACAAATATGGAGAACAAATCCGTACTTGGTTAGATAAGCATAGTGTAAAGTATCATATGTTATCTTTTGATAAACCACTTGCTGCGTATTACATTGATGATAAAGGTATTACTCCTGAAGATTTCATATATGCTGATATAAGAGAATTGGAAGGTGGATTATCTGGTTCTGATATTTACACTGACGGTCATTTAGTACATAAGACCGCACCTAATGCTCATGAAGTGGCAAGATGGTATAAAGAAACAGGTTCAGCAGTTATGACTCCTGAAATCCATAGAGTTGTTGGTGATACAATTACAATGGATTATATTGACCACGATGAAGAGTTCTTTAAACATTCACCGTATAAAGCATTAGCAATGATTCAAGAAGCACTTGATGAATTTGCCGAAATTCCAAGAAGTAAAAAGTTTTTAACGTTTGATGATTATATCGCAAGGATTGTTGGACACGTTCAGTTAGCTGATGTACCTGCATTTAATGATATTGTTGAAAGATTGGCAACTATTGAATTAGAATATGGATATTGTCACGGAGATTTTGGTGTTAAGAACATGCTCTTTACAGAACATAACATGCACCTAATTGACCCTATCCCAAATGTATTTGGTTGTCGTGAACTTGACATGGCAAAATTTATTGCCTCTTTGGTTATCAATTCGTATAGTGTTGAACTACAGGATCTTTCTATTAATACATTATTGGCATATAATCCTTCAATAGATAAAACTCAACTGTTAACTTTGACTGCAGCTGAAATCATTCGCGTATATAAGTACCACCCTGATAAGGATTTCATTATACAATGTGTTAACGATGTTATGTCGGAGATTATGTAATGGGTTATCCAACACAAGGACGTATTGCTGACGATGTAGAATACATCAAAAAATTAGTACAAGATTGCGAATCGGAAATTGATAGAGTGAAACAACTTGCAGTAAGGAATGGAGAACTCCTTAGAGAGATATTAAAAATAATAGGAGAAAAGAATGTTTCTAGATAGAAAGAAATTACCAAGTGATTATAAAGTAGGATTTACATGTTCTACTTTTGATTTATTTCACGCAGGTCATATCGTTATGCTACAGGAAGCAAAGACATTGTGTGATTATTTAATTGTTGGATTATTAATTGACCCAACAGTGGATCGTCCTGATACAAAGAATAAACCTATTCAGACTCCCTTTGAGAGATACATACAGGTTTCTTCTTGTAAGTATGTTGACGAGGTTATTCCTTTTACAACAGAACAAGAAATCGTTGATATGATCTTAACGATTAATCCTGACATAAGAATTGTCGGTGAAGAATATAAAGACCAAGAACATACAGGTAAAGGTCTATGTCCTGTTCATTATAATCGTAGAAGACACTCATTCAGTTCAACAGAACTTAGACAACGTGTAGTTAATTCTGATAAATAAAAATACAGTCGGATATTTTATATTATGAAAAACATTGGATTCGCAAAGATCGGTAAGTCGGTCAAATTCAAACGGAATCGTTTCTCTCCTATTGGTGGAGACAACGAACCGTCTTCAGTTTTAATTGCACTCGCAAACAATAATCCAGATAAAACATTTTATATTATCGGTCGTTCTGATTTCAGTACTCTTTCTGAGTCTGAAGCTTTGGAACTATTTCCGTATGATAATGTAATTGATATTTGGAAAGGTATTAAGAATGATGAAACCGATAGCTTTTATCGTCATGTGATTAACTATTTTAAGCAAAAAGGATTTGAGTTAGATTACACTGTTATGATGGTAGGTCAAGTTGGCACCGTCACAATTCCTGGTAAGATCATTCAGGTAAAACATTTAAAAGAAGGTATCACTGACGGCAAACCTGCTTCTGTAATTGATATGACAAAAAATTATACATCTCCTATTGCGATTTGGTTAAATGAAATGAAACCAGATTATGTAGAGATTGTAAACGATCCAAGATATGTAATGAATCAATCAAGAGATATCTTTCATTTACCAAACAAGTCATTAGGACAATACGATTATACATATACAGCAAGTACGATTGAGGATTATGATAATCAAGAACGTTCTGATAAATTTGTAGATTCTGTATATGCAGGAATGGAAACAAACTTTTGTGTTCGTTACGACTATACAGAAGAAATCAATACAAAAAGAAACATTCCTTTTATGGTAATCTTAAATGAAGGTAAGCCTTCAAGATATGGATTAATGAAAGAATGGGTATTGAATGATTTTGATAATGTTGAAGTTTATGGCAAATGGGACCACCCTGATGCAGAAACTGACCCAAGGTTTATGGGGTCAATACATCTTGATGATGTAATAAGAAAACTAGACAATGTTAAGTTTACTTTTATTATACCGATTGAAAAAGGTTGGGTGACAGCAAAGTATATTGAAATGATTCATGCAGGAGTCATTCCTTTCTTACATCCAACATACGATGAACAAAACCATTTACCTATACCAGGATTCTTAAGACCAAAAACTCCAAAAGAGTTTAAAGAAAGAATGGATAGATTATTAAATGATGAAGAAGCTTACCTCACAGTACTTAAAGGATTGCGTAAAGCTGTATGTAAACCTGAGTATTATGACGGTACTTTTTTAAACAATAAAATTATGACAGCAATTGATGAAGATTATGTTGCACCTGATGTGACACAATTTGAAAAGAAAACTGCTGCTACACTTGAGGACTTTTTCGGATGAGCAAAGAAATAACATGGGCACCACTAATTCCGCTGATTGGTGGACAAATGCTAGGAGCGGAGAAAGCTTTCGGTAAACCACCTGAAGCAATTTATTCTTATGGTGGATTTGAAGGAAACGACGGACACTATGTAAATTATCAACAGAATACAAAAGGCAGGGATGTTCCTTACGTATTATTAGATTCAGACAATCCTAAAATTAAAAAGGTAGATGTTGTATCAGGTACTCCACCTTGTGCTGCTTTATCTCAATTGAATACAGGAATGACTGAAGAATCAAAAGGTGCAAAGTGTGCCAAGAACGAATTTATGTATCAGGTCTTTCAAGATGGTATTGATAAACTTGGTGCAAAAGTTGTCATTGTTGAGAATGCTCCTGCACTATATACAAATAAAGGTCGTCCTGTAGCAAACAATCTGTATGAGATTTGTGCTGAGAGGGGTTATTCTTTGTCGCTGTATAAAACATCAACGAGATTTCATGGAGTGCCTCAGGGACGAGATAGAACGTTTGCGATTGGATGGAAATCAGAAACATCTCCTGTTATGAATTGGTATAACAGACCAAGAAAATCTTTTAAAGAATACTTACAGGAAATTCCTGATGATGCATTACAGCACGATTTAATTATTAATAAAAATGTACCTGAAGAACCTTACTATACATTTATTAAAACAAAAACAAACCGTGATGTAAGAGAGATTATGTTAGAAGAAGATGTAAAGACAACTCTCAATTATGTTAATAAAAAAGGTTGGATGAAAGAAGCAAACGAATGGTTCCATAAAGTAGGCCACGAAAAAGGTATCAAGTATTCTGACCATGCAATTAAAAAGTATGCTGATGGATTAGGTGTATGGGATGGTTCAGTACACGTCTTTGGTGATTATATGAATGCAGTGATTGGTCGTAATATGGTTGATACAATTCATCCTACCGAAGATAGGTCATTAACTATTCGTGAAGCTTTACATATGATGGGATTCCCAGAGGACTTTGAATTACTTGGTGGATTACCTAAAGTAAATCATATTGCTCAGAATGTTCCTGTACCTACATCAAGAGATTTGCATTCAGAGATTGCTAAATTCTTACAAGGAGAATTGGATTTTTCAGATACAACTTATTTGAGACAAAACAATCATAAGCAATTAATGGAATATGATCCAAATGGAAAAGATACAACTCCATCTCTTGAAGAATTTATGTCATAAACTATTGACATCTTCTCACAAATAGAGTATAATATAAACATGAGAAACGACTTAATAATTGATTTTGAAACAATGGGACAAGACGTGCATAATTGCGCGGTCATTGATATGTCAGCAATGGTATTTCAATGGGACAAGTTTACGTCTGACGATCCCTATAATTTAGGCGATGTATTTAAGGTGAAGAAATTCAAATTGAATGTATCGGAACAAGTTAAGAATTACAACTGGGTAGTTGATAAAGGTACACTTGACTTTTGGCAACAACAAGATTCTGAAGTAAGAAAGAATATTGCTCCTAAGAGTTCTGATTTATCAGTTGCTGATTTCTGTAAGCAATTTACAGATTTCTTAATTGATGGACCAAAGATTGATTATTGGTGGTCAAGATCCAATTCTTTTGACCCAGTTATTCTTGAGAGATTATTTAAATCTCAAAACAAAGTAGGACATTTACAATCACATTTACAACATTGGAAAGTTAGAGACACAAGAACTTTTATTGATGCTAAGTTTGATTTCAGTTTAAAACAAAACGGATTCCCTCCTGTCGCAAACGAAGAAAAATGGAGTTCGGTATTTAAAGCGCATGATTCAGCATGGGATGTATTGGCAGATGTAATGAGACTACAGTCAATCACAAGAGCTGAAAACGATATGGAGCAAATCACAGTATGAAGCTAGAAGTAAAAACAGAAGAATTACAAAAACAACGACTATTCATTGGAACACCTATGTATGGTGGTCAATGTGCAGGAATTTATACAAAGTCAACAAATGACTTAAGTATGTTATGTTCAACGCATAAAATTCCAATGAAGTATTATTTCTTATTTAATGAATCATTAGTGCAAAGAGCAAGGAACTATATTGTAGATGAATTCCTTCGTTCTGATTGTACTCATTTATTGTTTATAGATTCGGACATTGGATTTGACCCAAGAGATGCTTTGGCATTGCTTGCATTACAAATATCAGACCCAGAGAAATACG